CTACGCTCAGATTTCTCTGTTTCGTAGATTTCTTTGTGCTCTTCGCCGTAGCGAGCGTATTCCATGCCGAACAATGCGTTCAGGCCGGGGAGCAACTCTTTAAGTAGTTGTGCGCGTGAAATAGCCATGGTTAATTACTCCTTACAGACCAATTGCAATGGTGTATGAGTGGTAGCCGGGGTTGAACTTCACCAGCAAATCAGTATAAGCGTCGCCCGGTTGGGACTGAGCATTGTTTACGAAACCAACAATGCGGAAAGCAGCGGTCGCGGCAGTGCTAGAAGCAGAGACAGCGATGTTGCTATTGCCTGTGGTTGTAGAACCAGTGCTTGTGCTCTGGATGTTAGCCAAGAACACGTTTGTACCCAAAGCAGATATAGCCACAGTGTTGTTAGCTTGCACGGAGAACACAGCGCGGTCGTCATCAATGACGAAAGCAACAGCGTTTACAGCGTTAGCTGGGTAGTACTGTGAGTAAATCGTTTGACCTTGTGCGTTCACATAAGAGCAACCGACGAAAACGCCGATAGCGCCTGTGTTGGTTGCAGAACCGCCGCTTCCTGTGGGGAAGTAGTTGGTAGTTGCGTCAGCGCCAGTCGCAGTCACGAGTTGCAGGTAACCTGAAGCAGCCACGTACACCAACGATCCATTGAAGATGTTGACGGCGTAACCGGCAGGGTCTAGGGGGAACGAGCGAGTGCTACCAGCGTATGGTAGGCCACCCAACTCATTTACGGCTCGAAAACCGTAAGGGGTTTGTGTAGATGCCATTTAAGGACTCCTAAAGTTTATTTGGAACCAGAACCAAATCCACCACGAGTTGAAGTCGACTTGCGGTCGGCAAACAACGGCATGCGTGGATCATTTTGTCGCATGAAGCTATTGTCAACTGAGTCCATCTGGTTTTGAGCTTGCTGGTCGTAATAAGCTTTACGGGCATCGAATTTCTCTTTAGGCATCTTGCAGAGCATGAGGCCGCCGATTTCGACGTTGCCAGTCTTATCATTCCCAACCATCATCAATTCTGGATGGTCCTCTGCCTTCACCGGCTCCCAACCTTCACGCATTTTGCGAGATACGTTGGTCACTTCCGACTGTCCCAGAACGTGCGTAGCCACCCAGTGGTACACCCAGCCCGGTTCAGGCGTTGGATCAGGCAAGTTGCTCGGCGGTACGTATACAGCACGGGCGGATTTTTCGCGTGTCGTCAGATCACGATTTTTGCGGTCGATAGTTTCAGCCATTTCAGTTCTCCAGTTTCGCTACTTGTGCAGCATATTGCTGCGGGGTTAAACCAAATTTTTTCGCTAACGCTACTTGCGTTTGAGTCAGCTTAATTTTTCCTGCACTCGTAGAACGAGATACAGAGGCAACCACTGTCGTAGGTCGTTTTTGAACCTCACCAGACCTTGGCTTGTCGTTTGTCTGCCCGAATAAATCAGGAAACGTTGACCTCATGCGACCATCAATTTGATCGAAATATTCAGCAGAGCGGGGATCCACTCCGTTTGTGACTAGCTTTTGATGCAGCCCTAGTGCGTAGCTGGTGTATTCTTCAAACCCTTGCTGTCCGAACCACTGGTTTTTAGCCTGCCAGCGCAGAGTTTTTTCGTCCGGTTCAGCCCTTGAAGGTTGGGCTTGTTGTGTTTGTACCTCAAAATTATCTTCCTGTAAAGGGGTTGGACGATAATTTTTTACTTGTTCTGCACGAATCTTTGCGTCCATCACAGCTTCTTGGGCTTCAATGATGGCATCCGTGTCATAGGACTCTTGGGCTTCCTTGAGTTTACGCCTTGCCATAACCAACTCAGAATCGGCTTTTGACTTAGCGCCCTCAATGATAGCTTCTTGTCCTGTGTATACATTTTGTTTGAGGCGTTTGTTCTCCTCAATCAACTGCTGTGCAAGACGCTCAAGCTCTTGCTTCTCACGCATCGTGGCTTCTTTGACACGGCGCTCGTCGTGACGGGCGTGAGTCAACTCTTTAATGCGTCCCTTGACTTTGTCAGAATAGGACTCGATCTCTTCATCGGTTGGATCAAGCACTTCACGGTCTAGGGGCTTGCGGCCTCTGTCGCGCTCAGGCGTGTCGTCTTCAATTTCAATCTCTACTTCATCAGCCCCTTCAATCTCAAACTCAACCTCATTGGTCTTCTTGTCTTCAATTTCGTCGGGGAACTTGTACGGTTCAGCCATATTCTTCCTTTCAAGCGCGGGTCAGGCCGCGAGGGTCTTGCACAACAGCATCAACTTGGTCATCGTTGATGAGACGAAACTCCTTGCCAAAGATCTTAAATCTTGTGCCGGAGTAAGTACGTACTAACACGAAGTCGCCCTCTTTACACCATGCTCCGTTGGGAAACTTGGCGGTGTCATTGTACGCATCAGGGCCCACTTTCAAAACAAACAACACGGTGGTTGCTGTTTCTTCTTGGCGCATAAACTCAATTGGTTTATACAGATTTGATCCTGCAATCTTCTCGTCGACATCTGGCACAGCGCAAAGAATCTTCCAACCTGTTGGGGTGGGAAGTTGCGTGGCTTTCATTTCGTCTGAAGCATCAGGCTCGGGTGCATCCAAAGATTGGATGGGTTCAGGCAGTGCAAAAGCACCGGGGGATAGATCAAGATCACTCATTGGATTCTTCAACTTTCTGCGCAAGGTCAAGTAGATAACGCTCTGCGAGGGCTAGACCCTGAATAATCCCGCAGAGTTTTTGGTACTCTTCAAAAGTACGGCATGAACCCCCCGCCAAGTCATCGGCATAGTTGTTCATGTCAGTGCGTATTTTTTCACGTAATACGCGTACGAAGTCTTGGATCATGATTTAGGCTCTCGTTGTTTGCTGCTATTTGAGAGCGCAGCAGTACGCGCCTGTAAAGCCATTTCAGCTTTATTTTTTGCGATGTCGGCACCCATTTGGAGACCGGCACGTTCTTGTTCAAACTGTTGCTTGAATTCGCTCTCTTTGATTTGCGCACCTGTGCGAAGAGCTTCCAACTCCAGTTTGCCGCTGACTTCTTGCTCTTTCAAAGCCTGTGAGTCGGCCTTGGCAGCAGCGTCCATCATGATCTTTTGTTTCTTCAACTCTAGCTCTTGGCCTTTGAGTTGGAGTTCCTGCATCTGCAACTGCAAGACTGGGTCTTTCATCTGTTGCTGTGCCTGCGCTTGTGCAGCCTTGGCTTGGTTCTGCATCAATACTTGTTGAGCCGCTTGAGCCATCATGCCGGACAAAGCAATCTCAATCTGTGGTGGCAACTTATCGTCTTCGGGAGGCAGTGGCATGCCCAACTGCTGTTCAATCTGCTGGCGCATCTGATAACCAACGTGCTCTGCAATGTGCGCAGTGATTGCGCCCATGATCTTGGGAGCCTGTGGGTTCTGACCAATGAATTGCTGCATCATCGGGTCTTGCATCAGCATCATGTGCACTTGGATATGCGCCTGATGATCTTGATGTAAGAACGCCTTAAGCGGTTTGCCTTTGAGTGCATTCTGGTTCTCCTGCACAGGATCAATCGGCTTCATGTCTTCTTCAATAGGCACAAGCTTCTCAGCGTTCTTGATACCCAAGACGCCCAACATACCGCGGTGGAGTTCGGGCAAGTTGTAGATGTCCGGAGCCATCTGCGCCATCTGAATCACTGCTTGATACTGGATAACGCGCTGAGACATGGTCGCAGCGTTAGGGTCTGACACGGGGATAACGTCCACCAAGTCATAGTCGGCTTTCTTAGCTTTGCGAGTGCCGTACTCGGGTGTGTATGTGTAGTCCGCGTCGGTATAGTCGCGGATGATGTTCTTCAAGAGCTTGAACTCTTGCTTCAATGCAAAGTGCACACGAGCCTGCACCGCAGTCATTACCTTGAGTTGTCTTTCCAACAACGCAAGCGTTGTACCGACAGGCGCGTTAGCGCTCATGTCAGACACCTTCATGTCAGCAGTTGCGGCAAAACGGCGACCTTCATCAACAATGGTCTGCATCAAGTTAAACAACGTCTGGCTTGGCTCTTTGTATGGCAGCGGCAAGATGTTGTCGCGGATCGTGCCCGAACCAACGTCTACGTCACGGAACTCTCCGGGTGCGATTGGTGTGTCGTCACCTTTGATTCGCAGTCCGCGTGTCTTGAGTCCACCGGGGAGATTGCTGAGTGTTCCTGCATCGACGAGTTGTCGCATGAGGGAGGTAGCGGATTTAGCAAAGCCTCCGATAAGATGGAAAAGCCCGAAGCCGTAAGCTCCAAAACCCGGAATATATTGGTAGTGCACAAAGTGTTGGCGCTTGAGTCGGAG